AGGTGTATCACACACTCATAGTAACATATCCTCATCATAGTATATCAGTTTATTGATTTCTAATAAATTGAGAGTAGTATTTCACACAGATAATAGAGTAAAGTGTATCAATAAACTATTAGTGTGTTAGTTTTTCTATATGTGATTTTTTAACTACGAAATGTGTATCAGTAAGAGTTGATATTTAAAAGTGTTTTTCGTTTCCAATTAACCCTATCAAGTCCAGAATTTCTATGTATCTATCTCTCTAAATTCCAGTTTCATATTCTGTATCATCTTATGATAATCGTTGTGAGATTTGAGTTTCTTAATTCTATCTTTTCTAATCTTTCCCTTTTTCAGTATTGAATAGATATGATTATTCTTTAACTCACAACCTAATACACTCTTCAATCCCATCTCATTTAACTTGTATGAAATTCTTCTATATCCTAATCCACTCTTCTTTAATTTCACACAACAATCGTAGAGATACTCTTGATACTCGTTATAGTTTCCTTGATGATATAGTAATTGAGATTTTACTTTGAGATTTAGTTTTAGTGTAGTTTTAACCCATCGTTGAGAATACACTAACCAAACTATTCCACCGTAACACTTTGTGAGTGTTAGTGTATTCTCGTTTTTTGTTTTTTTTTACTCCATACAGAAACATCTTTACTCCTACGAAATTGTATCACTTTGTTTTTCTCTCCATCTATTATATCGTATCCTTTACTCTTATCTTTGATATTTCTATACTCTAATTTATCGTTAAATAGTTTCATCTTCAAGTGTATATCAAGAGAGTGTTGTTTTGTAGTATCATCATAATCAACAAGTATCTTCTCTATGTAGTTTTCCAGTATCATTCTTCTATCTTCTACCTTCTTAATCTTATTCAACTGATTAACTTTATTCTTATACTTTTCAATCCAATCTAACCAAGTTTTTCTTGAATACATTCCATCAATCTCTGTGAGTAACTCTCCCTTAATATCTTTCTTTGAGTTAATCTCTTTCTCTAATCCATCTGTGAGAAATTCAAACTTATCTTGTTTGATTTTAAAACTCATTCTATCAACCTCTAACTGATACACAGATTGTTTCATAGAGTTAATCTCTACATCTATCTGTTTAACTTTCTTATTCAGTTTGTTTAACTCTTTCTTAATATCTTCTTTCTCTATATTCTTAACTCTTAAACTTTCTTTCTTAAACTCTTCTCGTAGAAAGTGTGAGTTTTTAAATAAATCAATTATAGTATCCCACACTAACACATCTGTTTTAGTGATATTTACAGATTTCTTCAAGTCACATTTCTTCTTCAATTTATTACCTGTATTCTTCCACCTGTAACCCGAATAACTACAATAATAATAATTCTCTCCACCACCATTTTTTCTATTAACTTTTCTTCCACACATTATGTTTCCACATCTGTTACAATACATAAAATCTCTCAACAGATAGAATTGTGTAGATTTGTTTATTTGATTTTTTCTTTGAAGAATTGTTTCCATTCTCTTCTTACATCTGTTGAATAAATCTCTATCTACTATTTTTGGTGTAGTGAATGTGAAATGATAATCTCCTATCTTCATCTTCATATAACCAACATAGATAGTATTCTTTAACATAGATTGAATTGTCCCTAAACTAAATCTCGTATTTCCATATCTACTAACAACACCTTGTGTTTCTAACCATCTCTGTATATCTCGTGTAGTTTTACCTTTATCATACATTCTAAACATATCTACTACAATCTTCTTTTCTACCTTATTTACAACCACTTTTCTATCACTTAAATCGTAACCAAAATTGATTGTCCCACCTTTCCATCGTCCCATTTTCACAGATTGTATCTTACCTAACATACTCCATTTTCTTCTTCTCTCATTCTCTAATACACTCATATTCTTAAACAACTCAAACATAAATCTATCTGTTTCACTACCGAAATCAAATTTCCCACTATCAGTATAAACATTCACTTGATGTTTGTATAGAATTGTATTGATGTAGTATCCAGTATCTCTGTTTCTTGATAATCTATTTATATCAAACACATACAGATGTTTAACCTTATCTTGTTTAACGAGTTGTAGTAACTCATCTATCTTCTCACGATTGAAGAAATTATCATACTTACTACTCTTTCCACCCTCGTTAAATAAGATTGTATGTAACCCTAATTCTTTACCTTTTAACTCACCTTTCTCTCGTTGTGTAGTTAAAGATGTCCCATCACTTTCTTGTCCTCTTGTAGATACTCTTGTGTATATGAAAAGTGTATTTTCAGTATCATACTTTTTCTTTAATCGTTTCTTACGATTACCCATCTTCTTTTCAATATCAACGAAACTATCTAATATCTTGTTGATACTCTGTTTGTTACTTTTAATACTCATTCATCTCCCTTTAAGAATACACTTTCATACATACCCGTAATTTAATCAATTTACGAGATTAAACAATCTCTGTGATATAATCGTATCGTATTCGTGTTTAGTTTTCTCTTCTTTAAATCTCATAACACCAGTATAAAATTCATTCTGTAAAATGTATTTAACTTGATGTGATTTGAAATCATTCCCACGATACTTAAAATTGTTTCTCTGTAATAGTTTCAGTAATCGTTGTGTTTTCTTCGTTTGTGAAATATCTAATCTGTTTAACTCACTATACTTTTTGAAAATGTATCTCACAATCCTTTCTTCTTCACGATTAACTACTAACCCATCTTCACTCTTCTTGTAACCAAAACAAACTCTACCACCAAATCTCTTATTGTTTTTGAAATTGTTAATCTTACCAGTATCTAATCTCTCTACTATCGTGTTTCTCTCTAACTCACTTAACGATAGTAGTAGATTAACATAAAACTTTCCACTTACACTCTCTGTGTTTATCTCTTCACTTACTGATATAATCTTCACATCATTATCTAATAGAAACTTGATGAATACAACACCCTCACTAAAACTCCTCATCAACCTATCTATCTTCATTACGATGATTTGATTACACTCTCCTCTTTCTACTAATTCTTTGAGAGTGTTGATAGAGTTTCTATCAGTTTTAACTCCTGAATAAATCTCTTCTATCGTATCTACTAACTCTATGTTGTGATACTTACAATATTTCTCTATTGAATTTCTTTGATGTTGTAGTGATGTATTTGTTGATTGTTTCTCACTTGAAACTCTCACTAACCCAAAACATTTATTCATTATTTCTCCTGTATAATTCATACTATAATTTACACAGAATATTCCAGAATACCAAATGTCCTGAATGTTTTGTTAGTGTTTTCTAAATGTTTGATTTAAAGAGAGTTTTCTCTTCCTGTGAGTATTCGTATTAGTTTTGTGTTTTATTACGAAATTCGTGTGTTTTTGAGTGTTTAATAACCTATTTACGATGATGTTTGTTGTAGTATTCTTTCTCCCAATCTAACATCTTATCAAATCGTCCTGTATCTCCAAGATATTTAATCCCATATCTTTTATAGAAATAACAAGTGTTTCCAGTTTCTCTTTTCTTTTTGAGTATGTTTCTAATCTTATTGATTTCTTCATCACTCATATCTTTTAATATGTTTCTTGTATCTTCGTCCATCATTAAAAATTCTGTAATCATACTATCTACATCTAACACTTTGTTAGTGAGTTTAGTAATTCTCTTTCTCTCCTTTTCATCTTCAATATCTTGTAACCACCCACTTAAATAACTTTGAAATTCTTCCCACTCTTCTTCGTCCATATTCGTATCATCGTAATCTTTGAAACCTCCATCTTTTGAGATATTCATCTGTATCTTTTTAGTATCTTCAAGTAGTATATCTTTTAATTTAATCATTTGTCCTGTATTCCTCAATCCAAGATGTGAGTGTGTTAAGTGTATGTATCAGTTTCTCAATCTCTTCTTTCTCTTTACCAGTTTCATCTTCAATCGTGATTACTTTCTCATCATCAATCAACATATACAATTCAATTTCTCCATTACTCCACCCTTTTCTTTCCATCAACATAACCTCGTAAAATCTAATTAACTCTTCTAACAATTCTTCTTTACTATCTTCTGTGATGTATTCAAGTTGTTTCGTATCTGTGAGATTGAAATGTGAATGTATCTTGTATGATTTCTTTGATATTGATTTCATCTAAAACTCTATGTTACTTA